ATATTACCTATATGGTTATTTTTTTTTAATATAGTATATGCGTTTAATTGTCGTTGTTGTTGTGTTTTCTTTATAGTAAAATTCATTATTATAATAAAATTGATATTTTATTTATATTAATTAAATATTATTAAAAATGACGAAATGTTCTACAATTGACCGAAACTTAAATCCTTGTCGTGGAATTGCTACAAATGGAAAATTTTGTAAGATCCATTCTTATATGATAGAATATACTGATAAAATGGTAGAAGATGCTAAACCCTGCGGTACTTGTCATAAAACACATTATATGGGAGATTATACTACGTGTGAAGGTTGTCGCAAAAGAGGAGAAGACAACCGTATAAAAAAGAAAGAAGTTGTAATTAAGTGTGTTAAAGAAGGTTGTTCTTTTAAAAAATCACAAGAAAACGATTATTGTGGAAAACACCAACTCTGTGTATTTATAAATGAAACTGAAGAATTAGGTTTAAAAACTTGTAAAAATGCGGTTCGTGGTTGTCGTGCTCAACTTGGAAACAAATATGCTTATAGTGCGTGCGAAGATTGCTTAGAGAAAGAACGTGAAAAAGATCATAAACGACGAGGTGTTCCAATTAAAGAAACATTAAGTGAAAAACAATGCTCAGTTTGTTCAAAAATGTTTACAAAGGAAATGTTTCAAGGTTTACACGGTGAAACACAAAGTTGTACAAATTGTCGTGAAATATACAAAAAAGCAGATGAAAAACGTGATAAAGAACACGTAAATGAATTGGCTCGTTTTAATAGTTCAAAACCTGAACGTAAAATTGTAAAGAATGCTTGGAAAGAAGCAAATTACGAAAAAGTTGCTATGCACCTTATTCAACATAGGAAAAAAATGATTGAAGAAGATATTGATAAGTATCATAGTCATAAATCAGAAACTATGAAAAAATGGAGGGATTCACATCCTGAAAAAGTAAAGGAAATAAATGAAAAAAATAAAAATAATATAGTTAGGTATTATCAAATATATAAAAATTCGGCAATAACTAAACAATTAATGTTTGAAATTACAAAAGAAGAATATTTATTGTTAGTTGTATCACCTTGTAATTATTGTGGAATAATACAAGAAAAAGGATTTAATGGAATAGATAGACTTAATTCAAGTATAGGATATGTAAAAAATAATTGTGTAAGTTGTTGTGCTATGTGTAATTATATGAAAGGGTGTTTGAATAAAGACATATTTATTCAGCGTGTAGAACATATTGCCACATATAATAAATTCGTAGAAGGTAAATTATTTCCTAATGCGTTTCAAGATTATACACCCGTATATTCATCTTATATAACTAGTGCTAAAAACAAAAATCTTGCGTTTAAAATTAATAAATGCGTATTTACTATTATAACAAATAGACCTTGTTATATGTGTGGAAAAAAAGCTAAAAGAGAACATCAAAATGGTCTTGATAGAATAGATAGTTCAATTGGATATCTTGAAAATAATGTATATTCTTGTTGTGGAAATTGTAATTTTATGAAAAAAAATTATAGTTATAAAAGAATTATTGATAAATGTGTAATGATATATAAAGAACAATTAATTAAAGATACACTTTTACAAAATGAAATAACTAATGAAATAACTAATGAAATAACTAATGAAGTAACTAATAAAATAAGTAATGAAGTAACGAATGTTGAAAATGAGGTAATTAAAGAAAAACGAACTATTATAAAAGGTCATAAATTAAATCCTGAAGAAATAAAACATAATGCTAAAATAAGAAAACAAAAACAACGAGACTTACTTAAAGAACGATATGGTAATGAAGAATATAATAAAATGCGTGCGAAAGAAATAGCAGAAAATCGAAAAAAAAGAATGAACGATAGTAATTAGTATTATATAATGATAAAATGAATAAAATAATTAATATATAATTAATTATTTTAATATAAATAATATTTTTTATATAAGTTTGTTGGTCACAATTTAGAAAAAAATGTTGGTCACAATTAATTCGAATACGCCAAGCCCCCCATTCCGCTCATAATACGGAGGACATTGTAATTCCGAGCATAAACCCGAACCTTGGCAGTGTTGACACCCGAAACAGTTGCGTTGGAAAGAACGAGCTGGAGGGTGGCATTATCAATGCGCGAGAAGTTGCAGGTTCCCGACGGCTGGTGCTCCTCAGGCCGAAGAGCAAACGAGTAAACGTTAATGCCAGTGTCAGGAGCACGGGTGTGGTGCTGCCAGGGCTGTACCTGGTCGAAGTAGGTGCCCTCACGCTCAGAGAAACGATCCTGTCCGTTAAGCTGGAGCTTGGCAGTGACAACCGGGTTCTCACCCCAGCAGTGCATGTCAAGGGAGGTCTCGGCAAGAACAAAGGTGCCAGCATCGGAAACACCAGAGTTACTGGTTCCAGCACCATCCCAAACTACATTAGTTGCCATAGTAGTCGATAATTCGCCACCAGCACCTGCAGATTCAAAGAAGCCCGAACCATCAATGAAAGCGTTTGATCCATTAACAGCTTCATCACTTCCGAATGCCTTGAGGGTATTAGGAAGAGCATCGAGGGCGTCAGTGAAGTTGAATGGCTGAGCACCAAGAGCGTGGTAAAGAGCAGATCCTCCAGATAATGAAGAGCAATAATCAACATTTGCGTCAGGCTGTACAACCCAGATGAGCTCCTTGCAGGGGTGGTTGAAGTTAAGACGAATCTTATTGGAAGAAGAGCCAACAGACTCAGCACCGGTGTACTGAAGCTGCTCAATAAGGTACTCGTGAGGATTCTGGGCCATACGTCTGCGCTCATCAGTGTCAAGGTATACGTAATCAACATAGAGGGAGGCGGCAACAAGAGACTGAGCATAAGCCGCATCGTATTTAACACTGGTTGTGCCAGTTTCGGTAAGACTCTTTACGGCAAACAAACACTCGTCAATCGCACGAAGATCAATGTTAATTTTAACTTCGTGGTACTGAAGAGCAATAAGGGGGAGGGCAAGGCCAGGATTCTGGCAGAACCAGAACTGGAGAGGAATGTAAAGAGTAGACTCAGGAAGAGACTTGCGAGGAGCACATACCTGGCGAGGAGCACCCGAATCACACGGGCCATCAACATCAGCATATGTAGGATCAGTCAAGAAAGTCAACTGGGTGGTCTGGCCAACCATCTTGTTGTAACCACGCTCCTGATTCTTGTCAAGAGTGAGCTGGTTCCAGATGTGCATCCAGTCACCGTACTGTTTGTCAATGCGCTGACCACCAATTTCAACCTCAACATCATCAATGAGCTGATGGCCAGGGAAATCGAGCCATCTAGCAAAACACTGATTGGTAGAAGATGTCGCACCCGACGGCTGGTCAATCTGGGGGAGGGTTACCTGTAAGTAGGTGCGGTAAGCAAGATCACCATTGCGCGAAATGGTGCAGGTTACACGGCGGCCAAAATCGGCAGCACCGTTGAAAGTCTGCTCAATCGACTCCATCGCGAAGTTTGTGTGGCGCCGATAGGTTACCTTCCAGAAGGTAATCTGAGGATTGCCAGTAAGATAAATATCTTGAGCGCCATAAGCTACTAATTGCATTAAACCGCCTCCCATTATATAATATAGTAAAAGAAAAAAAAATGGAAAATAATTAATAATTAAATTAAATATATAAATGGATTTTTAATTATATATATATGAATCCTAAAATAGACACTACATTAGATATATTATATACGAACAAGTTAAAATACTTCCACAACAAGTCAGAATTAATTATTCCTAAATTAAACAAAAGAATAGAAGAGTTAAAAGAATCAATAACACTTATGAATGAAAATGAAGTAAATTTAAAAATAGAAGAATGTGAAAATAAAATAAAAGCACTAATGATTGAAAAAAATAAATATTTTTTAGAAAACTCAAAATATTTATTTGAATATTTTGAATCTAAACAAAACATTGATAAAAATAATACTCCTAAAAAAACAATAAATTCATTTTTTAATTTTAAAGAAGATAAAGAAGTTCCTTATGAATCGATACATAATTGTATACAAGAATATTTAAAAAAGAATAGTTTTGAGTCATTAAGTATAAATGATTATTCTTATAATAAAAATATATGTGAACATTGTAATATTGGAGAGTTAATCAAAGTAAATCACGAGGGGGCTGTACTTTGTAACAACTGTTTTTCAACACACAATTATTTGGTAGATAATGAAAAGCCCTCTTATAAAGAACCTCCTAAAGAGATTTCTTTTTATGCTTATAAAAGGATTAATCATTTTAGAGAAATATTATCACAATTTCAAGCAAAAGAATCAACTGATATTCCTAAAGAAATAATAGAGCGTATAAAAAAACAAGTAAAAAAAGAAAGAGTTAGTCTTGAAGAGTTAACAAATAAAAAAACAAAAGAAATATTAAAAAAATTAGGTTATAATAAATATTATGAGCATATACCTTTTATAAAAGATAAATTGGGTATAAAACCTCCTGTAATGACACCACAATTGGAAGATACATTATGCAATTTATTTATGGATATACAAATACCTTATTCTAAATTTTGCCCTAATGATCGTGTTAATTTTTTGAATTATTATTATACGTTGTATAAATTATGCGAGCTATTAGGAGAGACAAGCTATCTAGA